TGACTCAGATACGAATGATCCTGTATTTCCGGGATCTATTGTGTCAAGGTCAGTTGCAGCTGATGCACCAGAAGATGGAGCATACTTTGTACCATACTTAGAGAAGAATGGTGTGTTCATTGATTTGTAGATTGTGATACCTGCAATTTCAATGATGCCGTTACCAGACTGTAATGCGTCTCCTCTTACGTTACGGTTGATTAAACCATTTGTTTCTACGTTTTGGATAAGTGCATAGTACTGTCTTGGGTTAAGTACAGCAACCCTACCATCATCACTTACACCTTTCTCATCTAGAGCTGCAGCAGCATCATAGAAAGCGTTGATTAAGTGTGTTGAGTTTAGGGCATCGTCAGCGTTTGAACCGCCACCGACTTGAACTTGAGTACCGCCCGGCTCTACAAAGTTGCTGAGTGATACTGGAGAAGCCTGTCTAGCACCTTTAGCGATAGCTCTAAAGATTAGTCTATCATATTTTTGTGCAAGAGCATATCCAATCTTCTTGGAAATTTCTCCTCTCAATTCATAGTGTGCTAGTGTTTCATCTAGCTCATATACGAAAGCACTAGAAATAAGTAAATCGTCCACTGTAATTGTTTTTTCAGCTACTGGTGGAGTTTTGTCACTGTTTCCTAGTATGCTATTTCCGGGAGTGTGGTATTCCGCACTTGTGCGTCCAGTATAGATAAACTGTAAACTCTTCCCGTTGGTGAGTGTACGCTTCATTACGAGATCTCTTGCGATTGTTTCTCTTTGGAAGCCAGTAAACATCTCACCGCTGAACAACTTTAAATATAAATCTCTGTTGTTTGTAGCGTTTGTCGCTGTGTTAATCCTACCCAGAAAGGTTTGTGAAGCAGGATTGTTTGTTGACTGTTGTGCCATTATTTTGTAAGGTTATATGTATCGTCTCTAGATCTAGAATTATAGGAGTCTTAATTGGACTCATTGAGATTTGTGGTCTATCCCACCGTCTAGACGGCATAAGGTGTCTCCGTAGAGGCTTATACCAAATGTAGAGGGAGGCATTGCACCTCCCATGTCGCTTAACGAACTACTTTATGAAAATGTAAATTTGGTCGTTTTTCAGTCATGTGTGTTTGAATGTGACTTAATTCTAAAGCCCCCATTACAAGAGCTAGACCGATTATACTAAACCAAATTGATCTGTCATTCATTTGATAATTTTGGTGTAAGCAACGCCACGATATACGTAAGTTACTGTCATGGTAAACTCCCATATACCAAAGCCCCGTTCCATGCTTTGGTGTCATGCGTCCCGAAGGATGAACGGACGTGGCGTTAGCGGTTTATAAAATTCCGGGAATTATTTGGCCTGTTGTGATATAAGTACCAATAGCTATTACAAAGCCTAGCATAGCTAGTCTGCCATTTAGCTCTTCTGCAACATGCCATTTGTCGCCTTCGTGGTTGTGGTGTGTCATTTTTTTCTTCGTTTGTGGTTGTAGTTAATTCTACGTGAACTTGTTTTAGATTTTCTAAATCTTGTTTTTTCACCGCTAGACATCTCTTTAGTAGTCTTTGGTGTTTTAGAGGAGACTCTGCGAGATGGACGACAAGCGGGGTAGCCTTTACGCTTTTCGCCTTTCTGTCTGCCACATGGCTTACCAGTTTTTACGTCCACCCACTTCTCTTTAAACCATCTTTTTAAACTCATCTCTTTCCTCTAGTATATCCTTTAGCAGTCTTTCTTTTACCGCCAGAT